AATTATTTCAATTACAGGAAACAGTTAAGAATTATAAAGGAGACTGGCCATTAACACATACTATTGAAACGTCAATACCAAAAATACAAGCTAGAATTACAGAACTGCAAGGTACTTTAACTAAGGCAAGTGTAGCTTTTGATAATTTTGGAAATGATACACAAAAAATAGCAGTTGGTAGTAATAGAGCAGGATTGGCTTTAAATGATTTATCAAGAATTGCTCAAGATGCTCCTTATGGATTTATAGGAATTTCTAATAACTTAAATCCAATGTTGGAATCTTTTCAACGATTGCAAAAGGAAAGTGGTAGTACAAGTGCTGCATTAAAAGCTATGGCTTCATCATTAATGGGTCCAGCAGGAATAGGATTAGCTATTGGTGTTGTATCTTCCTTATTAGTTGTATTTGGGGATAAGTTATTTAAAAGTTCAGATGCAAATAAAGCAGCAGCAGAAAAAACTAAAGAACATACAGATGCTTTAAAAGCACAAAAACAAGCAATTGAACAAATATATAGTTCTGTTGCAAAAGAAGAAACACAAGTTATTTCATTAATTGCAGTTTTAGATAATGAAAATGAAACTAGAAATAGAAAAGTAAAAGCATTAGATGAATTAAAAAAAATAAACCCACAAATATTTCAAGGTCTAAAATTAGAAAATGATGTTGTTGTTGGATTAAATAATGCTTATGAAAAGTATTTAAATAGTTTAAATGCAATTATTCTATTAAAAATAAAGCAAAAAGAACTTGAAGAGGTTACCGAAAAAATATTAAAAGCTCAAGGTGTTTCATTAACACAAGAAGATAAAGATATTCAAGCAACTGGTAAATCATTAAAAGATTCTTTAGATTTAAAGAAGACAGATAATCAATTAAGAAAAGAAGCTACAGATGGTCAAATAAAAAATAATAAAGAACAAACAGATTTAAATGGTTTATTAGAACAACAAAAAAAGATAATTCAACAAATAAGAGATGTTTCTAGTGGTATTAAAATTCAAGGAGAAGGAACTACTTCTAATGAAAAACTTAGTGAAACAGAAAAAATAATTAAAAAATTAAATGAAGAATCACAATCTTTAAATTATCAATTATCAACTGGATTAATAAAAGAATTACCTACTAATGATAAAGATAAAGAATCATATTTTTCATTAAAAATAAAAGCAATATCAGATGCAATAAAGCAACTTGCTGGATTAACATCTGGAGAAGCAAAAAGTGCATTATCTGATTTAGAAAAACAATTAAAATTTACTGAAACACTTGAATCAATGAGAATTGTTGATAAAGGTGCTGCTGGTAAATCAAGTGCATTGGGAGAAAAAGAATTAGACCCAGCAAGAACTGCTAGGGCAATGGTTGCTTTAAATAAAGAAGTTTCACAACAATTATATGATATTAATCATAAATCTGAAGAAGCTACATTAAGGCAAATAAGTGTTCAAGAACAAGCATATAAGCAATTTGCTAATACTATTGCAAATGAAGTTACTGGAGCTATAATGGGAATGTGGGATGCAATGCAACACGGAGAAAGTCCTATAAAAGCATTGAATGATATGTTAATGAAACTTCTTGAACAATTAGTTGCAACTGCTATTAAAGCTGAAATAGTATCTCTTATTTTATCATCATTGGGTGGTGGTGCAGGTGCGGTTGCTGCTAATGGCGGACAAGCTGCAACAGGGTTTTTTGATATATTTAAAAAATTAATAGGATTAGCAGATGGTGGTATTGTTAGTAAACCAACTTTAGCAATGGTAGGAGAAGGTTCTCAAAGTGAAGCAATTATGCCATTAAGCAAATTAGGTAATGTAATGAACAATTCTTTTAATGCAGGAGCAATGAGTGGAAGTTCTTCAGGTGGCGGAGGTCAATTTGTATTAAGAGGTCAAGATTTACTTCTTGCAGTTAATAGAACACAAAAGGCATCTAGTTTAAAAGGACAATCAATTAGTTTAGCATAATGGCTTACGGATTAAGATATACAATAACTCAAAAACTAAGGAATGGTAATAACCAAGTAGTTGAAGTTTATGAGAAAGATTATACTGTTGGTATTGTTAAAACTTACCAACCTGCATCTATTGTTTTACAACCTAATTCTAGTGTTGAATATCCTTATTCTGCAATAATATCTACTCAATTAACTTTTTCTATATTATTAGAAACGCAAGATGATTACGACCAATTTCCGAATGTATTAACTCAAGATGATAGAAAATACTATGTATTACTAAAAGAAGATACAACAGTAATGTGGAGAGGATTTATGTTTAATGATTTCTCTCAAATGGGATATTCAACAGGAATAACTCAAGCTGATTTTGTATGTATTGATGGTATTTCTTTTTTACAATCAATAGTTTATGTAAGAACACAAAGTATTAATCAATTAATAACACAATTAAGTGTAATAAGTACTGCTTTAAATTATTTAGAATACGATGATGATATTAATTTAATTGTAGCTTGTTCTTATTTTGGAACAGGTATGGCAACTAGAGATGATAATGTTACAAATGAGCCATTTAGTCAAACATATCAATACCCAAGAGATTTTATGGGAGAATCATATTATGATATTCTTAATAATATAATGACTTCATTTGGATGTAGATTATTTCAAGCTAATGGAGATTGGTGGATAGCAACTACTAATGAAATGGCAGAAGATATAAATTATTATACAAAATATACATTAAATCCAAGTCCTACATTAATTACTGGAGGTATTTTAGATAATACTATTAATATTGAGCCTTATGCTGAAGGGAATGTTCATTTTATAAATAATTCTCAAGTAAAAATAATTAAAAAAGGATTTTATAATATACAAGGTAGAGGTGCTTATGTAACTGCTTTAAATTATTGTGATAATGCGGATTTAAAAATAAATAATGGTATAGATGCTGAAGGATTTATTAGATATCTAACAGGAAGTGGTGCTGTTAATTTACTTGTTGATTCTAATGGTCAATTTGATGAATTTTTTGTAACAAGTGGCGGAGGTACTGCAAGTGTAGAAATTGGTGATGATACTCATCTTCCATATATAGGAGAAGTACCATTTAAATTATCTTTTGATTGTTTAGTAGGTAGTACTTGTAAATTGCAAATTCAATTTATTACAAGTATTGGAACTAGATATTTAGATACAAATGGTGTATGGCAAAGTTCAGTTCAAAATTTAACTATTGATGATACTGCATTAAAATATTCAACTTATTCTAAAGATATACCTCCATATATAGTTACTAATCTTGGTGGTACAACAACGTATTTTGGTTTATTAAAATTTAAAATAATTGCAGATGTAAGTGGACATTCAATACACGCTAGAAATTTTATTATCCAAAGAGGAACTAGCCAAGTAAAATATATAGAATATACTTATAATCCTGAAGATGCTGCTGGTTCTACATTAAAAGTATTTGAACAACCTTATGGTAATAATTATCCAACTTTATATGATTATTCAATAAATAAGGGTGTTTTATGTGATTCAAGTGGTAAATTTTATAAAGGATGGTCTAGTTCTACAGCCACTAATTATCCTCTTGGTTCATTAGATTTGGTAGGTTGGATAGCGGCACAAAATGTAAGAAATTTAAGTCAAAATGTGGCAACTTTAGAATGTGATTTAGGAACATTTAAAGATACATCTAAAGGATATGTTTACTTAGATAAGGTTTTTACTACTACTGATACAATAACAGGTAATTTGTCTTATCAAGGTAAAAAATTTATGATTAATAGATTAACACAAAATTCTTATGTTAATGAGGTAAATTCAGTTCAACTTATGGAAGTATCACAACGTGAAATTACTGGTCTTTTCCCTTTCCTTCCAACTTATATTACCGATACTGGACAATTAGGACCATTTTGGAATTTCCAATTAAACATAATTACTTCTTAACTTTGAGCTATGGCAGATAACGTACAGGGTAAAAATATAATGCTTTATTATAACGAGCCACCTTCAGAAACTTATCCAGAAGGTAGGGATATAGCATTTGCGTGTTCAACGAATTGTTCTTTTTCGGTTAGTGTTGACCAAAAGGAAGTAACTAGCCAAACTTCGGCTTGGTATAGACAATACAAAAATGACATAGCTACTTGGAATATTACTTGTGAAGGATTAGTAACTTTAACTGGTTATGGATATCTTTTCTTACTACAACAACAACAAGATAGGACTACTATTTTAGTAAAGTTTGTTATTGATAACGGATTAGATGGATTAGTTATTATAAGTGGTAATTGTAATTTATCAAGTTTACAAATAAATGCTCCTTATAAGGATATTGCTACTTACTCTGTTAGTTTACAAGGTACAGGTGCTTATGGTTATTCTGGAACAACAGTAAATCCTTCAGGAGTTGTAATAGTAGCAGGTGGTCAAGTTTATATGAAACAATATGTGGCAGATGGTGGCGAGTCAACAATTACTTGGACTGATATGATAGGTAAGATTTGTCTAGGAGTAACTAGAGGTGGTGTTGAGGTTAGAACTATTTTAACAAGTGGTGTTCCAACAGGAGAGAATGTAACATTTAATAGTGCGACAGGAGTCCTTACCTTTGCAAGAGTTTTAGAATCGGATGAATTTATTAGAGGACTATTTCAATAATTAATATGAGTCAACAGATACAAATAACAGGCGGAGCTAAAGTAAGGGATTTACAAGATGTAATCATTGGAACAAGTGGGGTATTAAGTTCACTAGCTTTTAACGTAGCTAATGGTGTGCCTAAGTTAGATTCTAGTGGCAAGATATTAGTAAGCCAACTACCTAACTCTGTAATGGAGTATTTAGGCACTTGGGATGCTTCAACTAACACTCCTACTTTAGCAAACGGAACAGGTAATGCTGGGGATGTTTATTTATGTAATGTTGCAGGAACAGTCGACTTTGGTGCTGGTCCTATTTCTTTTGTGGTTTCTGACCAAGTAATTTATTCAGGTTCAATATGGCAAAAGGCTTCAGGTTCTAATGGAACAGTAACTAGCGTTGGTGTAAGTAGAGATGGGGATGCGTTAACAATAACTGGCTCTCCAATTACGACCTCAGGAACTATAAACTTAGGCTTTTCAGGTACATCTGCTCAATACATCAATGGAGCAGGTTCTTTGACCACATTTCCGACTTTAATTTCTAGCATAGGACTTACTATGCCTTCAGCTTTTAGTGTCGCTAATAGCCCTCTAACGGCTAATGGGACACTTGCAGTAACAGGAGCAGGTAATGCTTCACAGTATATTCGTGGAGATGGTACTTTAGCAGCTTACAATCCAAGTACAGGCGGGGGCGGTTCAAGTCAAACATTTTATTTTAATGGTAGCGTGGCTTCAAGTGTTGTAGGATATGAACAAATGAGTACAACTGCTAACACGGGTACAAGTACAGATTTTACTATTAGTGCAGATGGATATATAGCATCTTTTTTAACTGATGTAAATTCTCCAAATCAATTAAATATACCAGCAGGTAATTGGAACTTTGAGATTTATATGAATTCTAATTCAGCAGGTGGAAGTCCAAGTTTTTATGTAGAGTTATATAAATATGCTTCGAGTACTTTTACTTTGATAGCTACAAGTTCAGCAAATCCTGAATATATAACAAATGGTACTGCGGTAGATTTATATACAACTGCTTTAGCAGTTCCAGCAACAGTTTTAACAGTTACCGATAGATTAGCGGTAAGGGTATATGTAACACATTCTAGTAAGACAATTACTATGCATACTCAAGATTCAAATTTGAGTTCTGTTATAACTACTTTCTCAACAGGCATTACCGCTTTGAATGGTTTAACTGCACAAGTGCAATACTTTGCAACAGGGACAAGTGGAACTGACTTTAATATTTCTAGTGCTACGGCTACGCATACTTTTAACTTACCTACGGCTTCGGCTAGTAATAGAGGTGCTTTATCAAGTGCTGATTGGTCAACTTTCAATAGCAAGGAAAGTGCTTTAACTTTCTCTAGTCCTTTAGTAAGAACTACGAATACAATATCAATTCCTGCTGCTACAACTTCAGTAAATGGTTATTTAACTTCTACTGACTGGACTACGTTTAACGGCAAACAAAATGCCATAAATGGTACAGGATTTGTAAAAGCTAGTGGTACTTCTATTTATTTTGATAACTCAACTTATGTAACTGGGGTAACAGGTACAGCTCCAGTAGTATCTAGTGGAGGTATTGTCCCTGCTATTTCAATGCACGTTGCAGATACCTATCACGATGGTTACTTATCTAATACAGATTGGAACACATTCAATAATAAGGCAAGTGCAAGTGGAGTAAGTGGTAGAGTAGCGTTTTATAATGGTACTAATTCTTTGACTTCTGATAGTTATTTTTACTTTGATTCTACATATAAGAATTTAGGTTTAGGGGATTATAGTGCTTTGACTATTCCTGCTAAATTTTCATCTATATCAACAGTAGGTGCTTGGTACAATAGGAATACTTCTTCAGCAGTTTACAATGGCATAGGTTTGTATTATGATGCTACTTATGGTCATCTTTTCCAAACTGATAAAGCATCAACTGCTTCAGAGGCACTTATAACATTTGTAAATAATCTTTCTACTTTTACAATAGACCCTAATGGCTATGTAGGAGTAAATACAATAGCTCCAATTCCACAAGTATCAGGAGCAGGTGGCAAAGGATTAGATATTTATGGTGTAGCTACAACTGCGGTATTAGCTTTACATAATGACAAGAGTGGAACTACAAGTACAGATGGAGCTAGATTATACCTAACAAGTCCTACTACTGCAGGAACTGGAAATGTAGTATTATCTAATTTAGAATCAGGTAACATTACAATTGCTCCAAGTGTTGGTAATTTATATTTACAAGCTGCTGGATTTGAAAAGATAAGAGCAGAGGCAAGTGGTAATGTGGGAATATTAAACCCTACTACTTTAACTCAAGCATTAACAGTAAATGGTTCAGTAGCTGCTACAAGTTATATCACAAATGGTGCAACATCTAGTCAATTTGTAAAGGGAGATGGTTCATTAGATTCAAGTACTTATTTAACCACAACAAGTGCTGCTTCAATTTATGTTCCTAAGACTAGAACAATAACAATAAATGGTTCAAGTTTAGATTTAACAAGTGATATTTCTTTTAACGTAGGAACAGTAACAGGGTCAGGTACGGCTACAAGAGTAGCTTTTTGGTCAACTGCAAGTAATATTACAAGCAATGCTGCTTTATATTGGGATAATACCAACTTAAGATTAGGTATTGGTGGTTCTCCAACAGTTGCCTTAGATGTAACTGGAGCAGGAAAGTTTTCTTCAAGTGTAACCGCAAGTTCTTTTGTTAAGACTTCAGGTACAAGTTCACAATTCCTTAAGGCAGATGGTTCTGTGGATTCTACTACTTATGTAAGTTCAGTTACTGGAACAAGTCCTGTGGTATCAAGTGGTGGAGCAACTCCTGCTATTTCAATGCCAGTAGCTACAAGTTCAGTTAGTGGATATTTAAGTTCAACCGATTGGTCAACATTTAATTCTAAAGGAAGCGGAACAGTTACATCTGTAGCTACAAGTTCTCCATTAACAGGTGGAACTATTACAGGGTCAGGAACAATAGGAATAACTCAATCCACTACAAGTGCGAATGGGTATCTTTCAAGCACGGATTGGAATACTTTCAATGGTAAGTTTACTCTACCTTCTTTGACAAGTGGTTCGGTATTGTTTAGCAATGGTTCTACAATAGCTCAAGATAATGCTACTTTCTTTTGGGATAACACTTATAAGTCTTTAACAATCACTTCTTCAGCAACAGGTGTTGGAAGTCCTCCATATCCATTAAGAGTAATAGGGGTTAACTCTATCATAATGGCGGAAAATCCTAACTCAACAGGAATAGCTGCAATAAGAATAATGTTAAATACTGTTATTCAAACATCTTTAGCTTATAATTCATCAACAACGAATACTACGCTTCAAGCAAATTATGGTGCTTTAAGATTATTTGGAGGAGGAACTAATGGATTGACTATTGCGAATACAAGTGGTGCAGCTACATTTGATAGTAGTGTAACGGCAACTAATGGAATATTAGATGGCACAGGTACTTATATTTTAACACTTAACAATTCAGCTCAAGATACAAGATTAGCTTTTTCAAATAGTGGTACACAAAACTTACAAATATCTACTTCTAATAGCCAAGTGAATTTTTATGGTGGAAGTAATATCCCAATGTTGTTTTATACATACGCTACCGAAAGAATGCGTATTACAAGTGCAGGTAATGTGGGTATAGGAACAACAAGTCCTACTGCTTTTGGAGCAGGTTATAAAACATTATCTGTAAATGGTAGTAGCTCAACTGAAGGTGGCGTAATAGAAAGTCAAACAAATGGTGCTACAGCTATTTATTTTGGTTCTAATAGTTCTCAATCTTTCATACAAGAGGCAAGAAATCTTCCAATGGTATTTTATACCAACGCTACCGAAAGAATGCGTATTACAAGTGGGGGTCAAGTACAAGCTAAAGTAAGTTTAAGAATATCCGATGAAGCTACTTGGGGACTTACTATGTATAAATTTTCTACAACCGGTTCGCCTATTATTGATGCTGATAATGGTCAAGCCTTATCTTTTGGTAATGGTGGTAGTGAAAAAATGCGTATTACATCGGGTGGTAACTTATTAATAGCAACTACTACTGATATTGGATATAAATTACAAGTTGCAGGAAATTTTGTAACTAATGCTGTTGCATCAAATGGTGCTATAATTATGAGAGATACGGGTACAAGTACAAGTTATGGATTTTTTAATTCTGGTACTGGTAATTTAACTGTAACTAACTCGGGTGTAGCAAACGTTGGTTATTTTAATATGTCAACTGGTGCTTATGTTCCTACATCTGATGTAAATAAAAAGAAAGACTTTGAAGATTCTTCAATAGGTTTACAAGCTATATTAAGTTTAAAACCAAAATTGTTTAGAATGAAAACTGAAGATGAATCAGTAGAAAAGACTTTAGGTTTTATTGCTCAAGAAGTAAAAGAATTTATTCCTCAAGCGTATGCAGAAAATATAACAGGCAATGAGATATTTATAGGAATTCAAGATAGACCAATAATAGCAGCATTAGTAAAAGGAATGCAAGAACAACAAGCTACCATAACATCATTACAAAATAGATTAGATAAACTAGAGAATAAATAATATGAAACAAATTAAAGCAGTATCAATTTGGCAAAATGGACAGAATGTTCAAGCCATATACTTAAAAGCAGGTGTTCAAACGGACAACCTATCAACCTTCGCATCGTTCTTCTACTTTCTATTAGATGCTGACTTCAACACCTTAACAAGTGGGTTAGTAGAGATT